GCCGCATAACTAGGGGAATCTATGAATAAGCAAGAATTTACGGCTCTTTACTCGCAATGGTTCGCACTCCACCCATTCAAGAAACGCGACTGGGAGGAACTTGGAAAAGTGCATTACCAAGCATTCGGCAAAGAAAGCGTTGCGCTGATGACCGAGGCACTAGGTCAGTTGACGGAGGAACTCGACCACTTCCCGTTACCCAAGGACATTAGATCAAAACTTAACAAGTTGTCATCAAGCAAAACCGAGGGTGGTGGAGAGAAGACCAACAGCACGTCTGAGAGCGAGGAGATAGCCACCCGACTGCTAGAACATAGGCATGGTGTGCAATACGACGGGGTGACAGTAAAACGCCCTGAGAACGTCCCTGCGTGGATCGAGCGGCTTGTTAATCGTGTAGACAATGAACTGGGTGTCCAGTACCCCCTGAAAGCCAAACTAGGTACTCTAGGATTCATGGTGGTGCAGACTGAGGGCAGACGATGAATGATGCCGTCAAGAAATTTCTTGAAGAGGGTGGGAAGATTCAGCAGCTAGAGTCTGGGATCAAACGTGATCTCAATATCTGCATGAACTGCAAGGGTGTCTTTCCAGCAGAAGATCTAACTAAGGGGAGTCAGAGAAGATGCAAGAAGTGCTTCCACAGGCATACGGGTTTCAAGGAGACAGGTTCTACAGGGCGATCAAGGCGCAAGAAAAGCTGAGAGAGAAGTACCTAGCCTATCGGTTGGCTGAGATCACTGCGCCCTTTTCTGAGGCTACCAAGAGGCAGATATGGGAGTGGCAAAAAGAAGGTTATGGCACTCGTCGAATCGCTGACAAGCTGGGGGTGACGCAGTACAAGGTCAAAGCTCTCGTTAACCGTGTTAGCTGGCCTGCCCCCACCAATCTATCCTAATGTTCCACGTGGAACTATTCGCCCTCTTCGCTATCCCCGCCCTCCATCTCTTCCTTAATTTGCTGGGCATGGAACATAATGTTCTGCTCTGCCTCTTGTTGAGCAAGAATTAGCCTAACAACCTCAGATCGTAGCTCCATGATCCTGTTTGCTCGGATCTTAGAATCTGCGCTCAATTGCTCTTCCGTATATTCCACACCATCAATCGTTATCATTCTTCACCTCTATTGGTTTTTCACTTGTACTGCTTCAACAAAGACAGCGACTTCATTGGTACTACTACTCGATTTCGCTTGAAACTGAAAGTCAGTTTTCTCCGCTATCTTGAACGGAACCTGACGGTCGTATGATACCTGACTGACTGCAAATGTCGCCTCTGCTACATGCAAGATACGACCAGTGTCTGTCGCTAATTTATTACGAACTGTGACGTACTTGTTGCCGTTGGTGGTCGCGCTGTTGAAGTCAATGCGGAACAGGTAGAGAGAGTGCCCCGCTGGTACAGTGTAAATACAGGCTTGAGTTGTGCCTAGATTCGTACCGATAAACCCGTATGTCGTGCCACCGTTGCTGATTGAGATGTCGCCAGCATTGTTGCCACTCAAAATGATCGCCGAGTTGATTCTGAGAAAGCTCGCCGATGTAGTGACTGCTACCGTGCCCGTTAGCGTGACGATCTCACTAATCTTGTCGTAGTTCGCATCCAGACCACTCACCAAGACGCTCATAGTGTCGCTGGCGCTCGTTGAAACGAGATCCATAGTCACAGCAGAGGTGGGGAAAACGTAGTCTCCTCCGTCGTTCCAGAGCGTCTCAAACGATGTGCCGACAGTAGTATTGAACCCGAAGATGTTGACAGCGGATTGATCCCAAATGCGCCCTTGAGCTATATCGAACAAAAGGTGAGGAGTGGGTCTTTCTGGGTGATATTGATACATTGTTACCTCAAGCGAAGACTTCGATGATTATGAATATAGCCCCGACTGCGATTATAGACCCAGTTATGAGAGTGAGCGTCCCAACGGCTATTTGCTGCATCAGCATCTTGCGCTGTTTCTTCCTCCTCGCCAGATAGGCCATATGCTCTTTTCTTTGCTGCTCTTGGGTGGCTCGCATCTCTCTCCACGACTGTAATAGTTCCGGGTCAAGCATGGCGAGGCAGTCTTCAATGGACTTCTGCTGACGCTCAAATGACTTTCTTATCTGCGCTAGTCTGAGCATTTCCCCGGACGATAGGGGAGTGAATGTGGATGCCTTCTTATTCGCCTCGAAGTCATCTAGCGCTTGCAGGAAGTCTGAGCACATCCCATACAGTTGTTGCACGCCAGAGCCGGTCTCGTTCACCTTTGAGACTACTGCATTGATGGCGTTGAGCGCGGCACTACACGCCGCCACCGATTCCAGAATCACTGGAGGTGGCTCATTAGAATGGACACAACGGCAGTCACGGCAGAAGCAACCACCAGCCAAGCCAGACGTTCCCATCGCGCAGCGTGGGCATCAGTGACCTTGCGAAGTTCTCGAAGTTCAACCAATGCCTCGCCCCAACGTTGGGCACACTCTTGCTCGTGCTTGGCTATCTTCTCAAGTGCCTGCTCTGCTCTGTCCATCTCTCACCCCCCTAGTTTACCAAGGCACACCAGTAGCCGTGGCTGGTGTAATTTGCCCGTCAATGTTGGCTTGCAGTGATGCTTCGATAGCGTCTTGGTCAACGTCAGCCTGAACCCAGCCAATTACATCAGCTTCCGTTAGGTCTGCGTAAGCGATGTAGTCTGACCCCGTGGGATCAGGAGTAAAGCCGCAAGTCCCGTATGAACTAGCGTTGTAGGTGTTGTCACCGTCTACCTGCTCTGCATTGCATCGCCAGTGAGCGACGACTACAGCGCCGTTCATGTCTTCGGGTAGTAGGTCTCGTTCTAAAGTCGATATGACCCAAGTAAAGGTAGCCATTAGTTATTCTCCAGTGCTGTTAGTCTTGTGGTCAGGTCAGTTATTGCTGCCGCCTGTGATTCAATTGTTGCTTGTTGTTGTTGAATTGCTTTAACAAGTGATGGGATCATGTCACCCATCTTCAGACCTAGTTTTGTTTCTTCGTCATTGTATTTGTAATCATGCACAAGCTCTGGCAAGACGGTCTCAACCTCTTGAGCCACAAAACCCATGATGTCGTTACCATCGCCATTCTTCCAATCAAATCTACGAGGCTGTAAAGCAAGAATGGTTTCTAAGCCTTTATCTAGATCACGGATGTTTTCTTTAAGAGAAACGTCAGAAATCCCAATAATGCTTGTGCTTGTTGCGTTAACCTCGCCAGCAGTAGAAACAAAAAAACGATAGGCACCTGCGCCAGTAGAGTAAAAAACCCATTGTGCATCCCCGCTAGAACTAGCCATCGTTCCCGAACATCTACCGCTTGGCTGAGCTTGAAACCCTACTGTTGAATCAGCTACAGCCGTCTTCCCAACCAACAAGTTGCCGTCTGAGTCAAACCTGCCTGCCTCGCTAAATGCGTTTTTACCGAAAAACCGCAAAGCGTTGTCCGCATTGTTGTACAAAACGCCACCACGCAAATCGGAATCGCTATCTCCGAATGCTATACCTGCATTTCCACCATTGCCGCTGACGACAGAAATATAGGTACTGGTGTTGCTTGCTGTAATATCTTCAACTTGCAGCTTTGCGACAGAACTAGGGCTGCTAGTGCCAATACCGACGTTATTAGCCTCCGTCAGCGTCATTGTAATGTTGCCGCCACTGTCCGTGAACTTCGTCACCCCTGTAGTGCCACTTGCTCTCAGTACCAGATCACCAGCAGTACCTCCAACAGCGATAGAGTTTCCGTTGTCTATACCGATAGTCGCGTTGCCTGACCCCCTAGTAAATTCAAGAGCGGGCGTTGTTGAACTTGTGACATTTAGAAGGTGATTTGAGCTAGAACCGCCAATTGAGACGCGCTGATTGGATAGGATGCGCATGGCTTCACTAGCGCCTGTTGCGAAAACTAAAGCGTTTGACCCATGCAGATATTGCATCTGCCCAACATTGTTGCCCTCTGGATCACTAAACAAAAATCCAGCGTTTGCGTTATTAGGGGTAAGAAAGTTGATGTACGCGCTAGAGCTATTTTCAATCATAAGCGGAACAATTGCCCCGTTGGCTTCCGTCGCTCCACTTGATCCGTTTGTGATCGTTAAGGTATTTGACGGGCTGCTGTCACCAATACCGACCCTGTTATTCGTTGCATCCACAACCAGTGTGGTGGTGTCTACAACCAAGCTAGCAGCAGTCAGAGAGCCAGTCGTGCTGATGTTGTTCGTCACATTCCAGTTGGAACCATCAACCCGCGCAAGCTCGAACCCACCTGCCGTAGAGCCGTCATTGACATGAACGGAGTCGTTGGTGGTGTTGACGACTATCTCGCCCTCTGCACCTGTGAATGCGGCTACCTGTGAACTGGTGCCACGTCTGATCTGTAATTGTGTAGCCATTTCAGCCCTCTAAATTTCTAAGTTGCTCTAATGCCCAAGCGAATTGAGGATCATCAGGCGCATAGGTTTTTATGTCTATTATCGCTTGTTCACCATCAATTTGCTTGTAATGCAAAAATATGCCGGATTCGTTCTCATAACCGTCGAATAGCGTCATCATGTCACCTTATAAATCTTCCAGTTGAGGGTTAAATCGCTCGGAGAACCCCATCCAACAATGCGCCTACCAACCATCTCAATTTTTAATGTGAAGCCTTGCGTACCTTGGAATTTAGTTAAAGGTAGAATCGTTGCCACCGGCCCAAGCATCGCTGTGCTTTCAGAGCCGACAAAGGTGGAAAAGCTCCCACTCATTTCGACGTTGCATAATAAGGTTGAGTTTGACCCGCCCCATGCTGAAAACCCAGCGGGGTACACTCCCTCTATATAGATAGTTTCTAGGGTGGTTATGTCATTATTAAACAGGCCGCTTCTGTCAGATAGCGTTTGGCTTCCAGTAGCCACAATCAAGTCACGGCTTACAACCACGCCGTTAAATTCTGCGCTGCCGTCTTTGTTAATTATCCAGCCAGCAGACCCAGCGGAATAGTTGCTAGATTGAATTACGCTGCCGATCTTGGCGTTTGTGATTATGCCATCACTGATCTGCGCTGAGTTAGTAACTACATTCGACGCGGCTAATTTACCTGCCGTAATCGCATTCGATTGTATGTTCTGTGACTGAATAAACTCAAAGCTACCAATCGCAGCGACTACCGCAGCCGTGGTGATGGATGAACTCTGAATCGCACCAATGACAGCAGAGTCGGCGAATATCTGGGACGTATCCAGTTGGGTTGACGTTATCGTGTTCGCCGCTATCTCTGATGCCGTCACCGCGTTAGCTGCGATGGCATTTGCAGTCACGGAGTCCGCTGCTAGTTTGACTGCACTGATAGAGCCGCTGGCAATCTTATCCGCGACCACGGCTCCGGCCTGAATGGATGCTGTTGAGATTTGACCCGCATTGATGTTCGTCGCTTGAACCTGACCAAAGACCTGCGTGGCGAGGTTCACTTGGTCATCAAGGTCTGCCGCTGAAATCGCCTTTGTCCACGCCGTCCCACTGTAGCGATAGAGCTTGGAGTCGGTGGTAAGCATCACCACTCGACCAGTGGTCAGGTTTGTAGTCGGTAAAGCTCCCACCCTCTCAATCGGTCGAACCGTGTCGCTAAATAGGTTCTCGCCCAATGTGCCAGACAGGTCGGTCGTGTTCACTAAGGTCGTAAACTCAGGCACCGATGAGTTGTAGCGGTAGAGCTTCTTATCACTCGTCAAAAAGA